TCGTTGGAATCATTATCGATTAGAAGATTTACCTGGTATCGATGAAATTGCTTCGCATCTGCGTATTGCTGGTGATTATGCACGTGCGCATGGTCATCGTCTTACTACGCATCCCGGGCCGTTCCATATCTTAGGTAGTCCGGACGCTGTAGTTGTTGAAAATTCCATTGTTGGTTTAGAACGACACAGCGAGATGTTTGATCTTATGGGTTATGCTCCTAGCTTTGACAATCTTATCAATATTCATATTGGTGCTACTTATGGCGATAAGGCAACGACTGTCGCACGATGGTTACGCACTTGGGATAGATTATCCGACAATCTTAAACGCCGTCTCGTTTTAGAAAATGACGATAAAGCATCCATGTATTCGGTGCGTGACTTGTATGAAATGCTTCACGGCGATATTGCTATTCCGATTACGTTTGACTATTGGCATCATACATTCAATACTGGTGACTTATCCGAGAAGGAAGCATTCTTCATGGCTCGCGAAACTTGGACGCGTCATGGTGTTACGCAATGCACTCATTACAGCGAATCTCGTCGACGCGAAGCACAACGACTTATCGAAGGCATTTGCGATAAACATGGTATTGCGCAAGAAGATTTACCGAAATGGCCGACATTTGCTAAGATGTACAAGGAGTTCAGCAAGATCAAAGAACAGGCTCATGCTGACTTTATTTTGCGACTTCCTGATACTTACGGTGTCGATGCGTTAGATGTTGAAGTTGAGGCTAAGGCAAAAGAACAAGCTATTATGAATGTTGGTATTGACTGTCACGCAACGCCTATTATTTTATCATAATATATTTATAATAAATAATAATATATAATATAGTATAAATTAAAAACACAAATTGTTATGGCGTATTACAAGTACAAAGCAAAAATTACAGATGACATTGAAGATGCAATGAACATCATTCAAATGATTGGTAAAGCAATGAATGAAGGTAAAACTGATAAAGCGTCGGCTCTATCAAATTTAGCAACCGCATTTAAAAAATTGGAATCTGCTCGTTATTACATCGACCGTGAATAAACAATGAAACGTATATTTCCGTATGTTGTGCTATTAGCATCATTCGTATTGGCAGGATCTGCTGCATATTATAGTGTATTTGGATTAAGCAAATTGTTTTCATCACAATCAACAGCTGTAATTGTTCTTGCAGGTTCTTTAGAAGCTTCCAAGTTAATTACAGCATCTTATTTGCATAGATACTGGAAACAAATAACCACTTCAATTAAAGTTTACATGATGATTGCGGTGTTTATTTTAATGTGTATCACTTCGTTAGGTATCTATGGATTTTTAGTTTCAGCTTATCAAGATACTGCTTATAAATTTCAAAATCAAGAAACCGTTATAAGTAACTTAGAATCCAAAAAAACCAGATACGATGAACAATTGCAATTAATTGTAACTGAAAAACAAACCGTTACGAATAACATCACGGAATTAACATCTGCGTTATCAAACAACGTAATTCAATACACGGATCGAAATGGTAATCAAGTTAGAAAAACATCGAATGCTAACAGAAAAGCGTATGAAACTCAATTAAGTAATGCGAACGTTAGATTAGATGCATTGACAGAAAAACAAACAGCAATTTCCGATTCTATTACTAAAATTGATTTTGAAATACTAGATAAACGAACTAATTCGGAAGTATCTGCAGAAATTGGTCCATTGCAATATATTGCCGAATTATCCGGATCTTCAATGGATTCGGTAGTTAATTGGTTGATAATTTTATTAATTGCAGTGTTTGACCCGTTAGCAATAATATTATTAATATCAGCAAATCGTGCTTTTGAATTAAAAGAACGCAAACATATTGAAACGATATCAATACTCGAAACAGTTCCATCAATAGATGTCGTAGAACCTATTGTAGTAAAAGAAGAACCAAAAATCGAAACGGTTACTGAAAAGATTAAGGTTGAGCCAACCCCACAAAAACAACCAGAAATACTGTCTTATTGGAATAAATTAAGAAATGAAAGATCGCAAAGAAAAAAATAAAGTTAAAGGTTTTAAACAATTACAATGCAAATATTGTGAAGAAATTTCTCCTAGAGTTGATGAAAATGCAACTGCCGTTACGTGTTGGAAATGCACAATGAAATTGGTTAATGGCGAAACTTTGGAATTACGCAAGTAATCTTATATTATTTATATAAACTATGTTAGAAGCAGAAAAGATAAAATCCAATTGGGAAATGTATCGTGCAATTGTTAATGCAACATTTCCTACCCGTAAAGATGCACTTAATAAAATGTATGATGATTTCGAAGATCGTATTGCAATGATGCCGGCATCTTCCGTAGCACATTTTCACAATGCATTTGCTGGAGGTTATGTAGACCACATACTTCGAGTTATTGATTGCACAAAAGCATTATACATAACTTGGAAGTCAATGGGTTCTGATATGTCTGGTTATACTGAAGAAGAAATGATATTTGCGGCAATGCATCATGATTTAGGTAAAGTAGGATTTCCAGGCGAAGGCAATGAAGTATATCAAATAGAAACTTCAGATTGGCACCGTAAGAATCAAAATAAAATGTATCGTCACAATGAAAACATTCCGTTTACAATGGTACCGGATCTTTCTATTTGGTTGCTACAAGCGTATGATGTTAAAATGTCTTGGAACGAATATCAAGCAATTAAGATTCATGATGGAATGTATGATGATGCAAATAAACCGTATTTTGTTGCTAGATCCGCACAAGCTAAATTAAAAACCAATTTACCGGTATTATTGCATCATGCAGATCATATGGCAGCACAAATTGAATATGAACGATGGAGAAACCGAGACAATTCAACTCCAAAACCAGTTACTGAAAAAAGCAAAGTAACTAAAAGCAATGGACTTAAGAATTTAGCTGAAAATAATCCAGATGTTGAAAAGACATTAACGGATATTTTTAGTGCATTTAATCAAGACTAATCATGATAGCATTAATAATTATTAGCAGTTTATTGCTAGGAACAAGCATCTTTTTTGCGTATCGTATGTGGTTTTTAGCCGGTACATTAGCCGAAGCACAAGAATACATCGAAGAAATGCAAACATATGAAGAAAATTTAGAAGTAACAAATCTTTACATGTATTCTAAAATTTCGGAATCATACGAAGTTATGCAAAAAATTGACCGATTGGGTGCATTTGAAAAAGATGACGAAGCTGGAACTACATTTCAATTATTAAATGAAGTAATTACGCAACTTAAAGAAGAATTTGATGGCGAAGCGCAAGAAGAAAAGTAATGTTTATTTTACTAAGATTACGGAAATAGCAATATTGGCATACAATAAAACCGAAAAATCAATAACTCGAGAAAAAATATACCGTCGTTTCATTTATCCAGCATTTATGAAAATGGCAGAGAATTTGATTAATACCATTAAACCTACTTACATTGATTCTACATTTACAGATCTTCAAACGGATTTAGTTACATTTTTAACGGAACGTTTATCTAAATTTAATCCAGACGCGGGTAAAGCATATTCATATTACACAAGAACGTCATACAATTATTTAATAGGCGAAAATGAAAAAGCTTATAAGAAGCTTAAAGCAGCTACGCAAGAATTGGATATTGATGAACAACGAAATGTTCTTACGGAAATGCATAACGAAGAAATGCGCGAAGTTTTAGAATATTTCATGGATGGTTATGTTGATTATTGTTACAACAATTTAAATTTTATTTTTACCAATCCAACGGATATACACGTAGCTGATTCTATTCTTCATATTTTTGAAAATCGAGAACACGTTGAAGACTTTAACAAAAAACGTTTATACATATTAATTAGAGAACGTACTGGATTAGATGCATCACAAACAAATTCGGTAACTCGAGTAGTTAAAATACTAAAACAACTTTATGAAGACAACTTCAAAGAGTATGAACAACAAAACTTCGTAAAACTGCCTTTTTGATATTTATTTATAAAGGATTTATGATATGGACAAGAATGATGAATTATTCAAAGGTACTAGCTTTGCAGATTTAATGTCCGATGTTTATCACAATTCCAAAAAGAAAGATAGACAAATCAATCAGCTGATTGCTCAATTACAACCACTTATCCGTAATGCATCGGATGCTACTATCATTGTACCACTTATCAAAGAATATTTGGATGTAGCTGTTAAAAATGATGATCATTTAGTCAAATTAACAGCTATTGTCCAAAGATACATTTCTACCAAACAAACTATATCCGGAGCGGATGGATTATTAAGTGATGAAGAAAAACAACAATTACTTAAAGTTGCCGAAGCTACATTGAATAGTGAATTAGAAGATGAGATAGATAGAATACAAGAAGAAGACGTCGTTTTACATCAAAAAA